TTTATGTGCGAAGCTTCTATCAAATGAGCTTCTTGGTATTTCCGCTTTCGGTACTTCCGAAAAGCGATGTCCTGATTTTGAAGATGAAGGTCTTGATGTATTTTTTGAATGATAAGGCATTTTATGATTCCTGAGTTATTGGTATTATTTCGGCTGTTTGTATGTAATCCATGCCAGTTCCTAGGGCATGGTGAGGCGTGTAGTAGAGGATTTCACCTGTATTATCGTCGAATTCTCCGATCTCCCAGAGAGAATAATCTTCTGGGTGTTTGTGAAATGCTGATTCTGGGTCTTTTACGGCATCTGAGAATGACCGTATTGCTATGTTCTTGTTATGTAAGAAGAAAGGAGGAAGATAAGCTTCCGCTTTATTATCGTGAACTGAGTAGATGAATTGAATCATGCTGATTTCCTCTGTTTATCGTTATAGATTATGTCTTTTAGTGTTTTAAGTAAAGATTCTTTTGCTCTTAGCTTAATCCTATCGGATATAGCTTCCGCAGAAAGTTCATTATATTGTTGCTTTAACTTATTGATATCCATTATAATTTCCTCGATTGTATTTTAGCTTGTGTACACTGTTCTATGACCATTAAACGGTCATGTGTACGGTCTTGTCTGGTTTTTTTTGCTTGCCTCCTGTCTTGTTGTTTTACCTGTTTGAATTTTTCGGGTTCTTCTGATTCCAGAAAACGCCGATAGTATTTTGGTGGTTTTTGTTTGTGCCCGTTGAATGTTATGAAGTCGCATGGGTATACCTCGTCTTTGAATTGTTGCCACCAGGTGAAGCCTATTCCAGGTCTTCTTGACATAGTCATGTATTCTGGTTGGAGTTGTACGGATTCTCCGTACCTAGTTATGTGCGAGTAGTGAGCGGGGGCAGTAGCCCCGTTGATTTTCTTTAGTATATATTTTGCGACGTAGCTGGCACTTGCGAATGTTACATTCCCTATGTTGGTAAAACCATATTGCCAGAGTGTATCGAGTGTCTGTGATGTCCACAGAGGCATTTTTTGGTCTGCGCGGCATAGTTGTTTATCCTCGAAGTCATGATTAAATATTATTGCGTGATAGTGTGGTCTGCGAGATTCCTCGCCGTATTCGCCACAGTGTAGATAGCGTATTTTTTTTGGTTCTACGGATTTCCGTAGTTTTTTGATGAATTTTTGGAAGTGTTTCACGTTAATTGATTCGTCGGTTGGTAGATTTTCATCTGAGTAAGTTAGCGTGATGAAGCAGTTTTCTTCGTGCATTTGTGCCTCGTGCATACAACGGACTCCCCATTGGCGAGCACGTTCTAAGCGGCATCCGATACATCGGCCACAAGAGAGAGTTAGGTTCGAGGTTCCTGACTTTCTGACGAATGTGACGTTTCCATCGCGTGTTTTGAACGCTCTTTGGGGATAGAAGCATGGCATTTATATTATTCCGGTGAATCCTAAGGATGCACCGATTAGCCCAAGAGCTAAGAGGATGCAAAGTAAATTTGCTAGATTGTTCACAGTCTGATTCCGCCTCTCATTGGTCGGCCGGAAATGTTTCTTCTGTTAGTTCGAGTTCCTCTACGGAAGGAACGTCGTGATTTTCTTTTGGATATTTTGCGTCGTCTATAAGGCATGATTGACTCCTATTTTTTGGTAGTTGAGACACCTTTTGGTGTCAGTGGGTACATATACATCAAGTAGAGATATGTACATTAGGTTACCGCTTCCTCTGTAGAAAAATCTTCTACAGTCGTGGCGGTTTCGGTCTCTGTTTTTTGTATTAAGGGATATTCTGAGAGGCCGAGTTCGAAGAAGTGTTCTTCGTTTTTTGGGTCTTGGACAAAGTCCAAGAATTGTGCAGGGTCGTTTTGGAATTTTTTACGAGCCTGAGATGGCAGTTCATCGAACATTTCGTTCGCTGTTTTTATTAGATTTAGTGATACGTGTAAGTCGTTGCTAGTTGCGAATCCATATTGATCTGAGTGTTTGTTGACGTGGTCTATTACTCCGGTTTTTTGGTATTTCGCCATTATTTGATTTATATCGCATTCTTTTTTATGAGATTGTTTTGTCATGCCATCTTTTTTTGTGAATTTTAGTTCACATTTTGAGAAGTGATTTTGAGAGTGTAGTGTCATTTTATTTTCCTATTTATAGATGTTTATTGGTCTTGGTATTACGCCTTTTGCTGCTTGTCCGAATGGGTTTAATCTGCCTGCCCATCGGAGGAATTTTCCGTAGTCGGATTTGTCTATTTGTCCTTCTGTTAAGAAGCCGGGTAGTTCGGCTTGTAGGCGTTTTAGGTTAGTTTCTGATATTTGGAATTCTGTTTTTAATATTTGAATTCTTGTTTGAACTGATTGAGATTGATTTAGTGTTAATATTATTTTTTTACGCTCGTGGTCTGTTTGTGTTTGAATTAGTCTTTGTGTTTCCACAGCGTTTAATCGTTCTTGTGTTTTATTAAGTTGATTTTGCTCGTTAAGTACTGATTGTGTTTCTGTCTCGCGCTGTTGCGCTCCCTTTAGATTTGTATCTGCGTCAACGTTTTTGACTTGTGATGATATTTGTTTTGCTGACCAGTAGTTCTGGACAGCTGGTGATATTACGTCGGCGACTTCGGCCTTTTGGCCGGTGAATGATGCGCCTCCGGGTGTAGATGCTCCTCCATATTTGGAGGAGAGTATTGGGTTTAACCCTGCAGCGCGAAGGTCTTTAACCTCGCGCTGATGAGCTGTGTTTGACATTCGTTCTTGGAACTCCATTTGTTGTATTGTTGATGCCTGTGAGAGTGCATTTGCAGCGTCTGCAGTATCTGCTCGCTGCTTATTGGCTAGTGCGCCGCCTAAAAGGCCGGCTCCGGCGCTAATTAAAGCGCCGATGAAGCCAAGTTGTTGTTTTTTAAGGGTTTTTCTCATTAGAAGTGATCAATGAGTCCTGGCACTCCATAAAGAGGCATAGGTCTAGCTGTTCGCATTTTAGTGTATGAATCGAACAAGAAGTGAGGTTCAGTATTGACAGCGATAACGCGGTCAACTGGAGGATTTTCTTCAATGAATGTTGCCCCTAAAACTGGAAGTGTAGCAAAGTCTTGCGCTAAATGCCATGCATCTAGCGTTTGGGGGTCATTTGATCGGAATTTTCCGGTTATCATTGAAGGATAGTAGCGATATTCTGCGAATCGCTCTTGATAGCCAAAGACGAGTTCGTCATTGGCTGTATTTTCTGCAAAGATTTCTTTGTTTAGTACGGCTTGCTCGCCTATGTGTGAAAGTGCGGGCCAATAGTAGTCGAATCTGGTTTGTCTCGACCACATACGATTGAGGCCCTGTTGATAGGTTAAGTCTGCGCGGACGGAGACGAGGCCGATTATTATTACATGTTCTGTGAAGGATTTAGTGAATCCATGATTTCTGATTGTTGCTGTCCCGATGGCTGCTAAGTTAGCCTGAGGGGAAGCATCAGGGCCTGAGGGGTCTGTTTCTGATGTTTGAGCTACTGGATTGATTATTACTGGTGTAGAGCCTCCTCCTAGGTATTCCGGGCGTTGTAAGCGCGAATCGGGGCTAGAAACGCCGAAATGTGCTTTTATTATTTCTGTATAGCGTGTTCCGCCTCTGGCGTCTCGTTCTAGCATTTTTTGTATCTGAAATGCTTGTCTGAGTTGATTTATTGTTGCTGCAGTAGCTGCTGATAGGTCTGCCCGGATATTTGGAAATCCGGGATTAAGCGGGTCTTCTTCTAGTCTGACGAAGTTATCCGCTATTGCATCGGATATTAGTTGTTGGTCGTCATATGTTACTGAGCCGACCCCATCTGTCTCGAATACTGGTTCTGGTGTTGCGACGTATACTTGATTTGTTTTACCGATGCCTGTTACTGGTGCTGATGTTCCTAAAGGTAGATCTATTGAATCGCCTTTTTGTGGGAATGGTAGAGATGATGTGAAGTAGTCATGACGCTTTCCGCGTCTTAATAGTACGTAGTCTGCTTCGTTGTCTGGGCCATCGCCTTTGTCTAAGACCGGCGAATTTTGGAGGTTTTCGTCCCGAAACCACTCCGAAAATATTAAATTATAGGCCCTCATATGTAGATTATTATGTGCTAAGTTACTGATTTGAGTAGGTATTCCCATGTAGTCCTGGAGTGTTTCTGATTGATAGCCTCCTCCAGGGGCTTCTGTTTGTGGTACTACAAAGTCGGTGCTATCTCCGGGGTTTGCTTGTTCGCCATTGAATTTTTGCCAATTATCCCATATTAAGCGGTAAGGAACCGCGAAGAAGAATGTATCCATGAACATATTGTCCATGATAGGGAAGATTGGTGTTGCTAGTCGTGCTAGTGCTGATGTCCGAACGTTGAATGTATCTCCGGGTAGTCCTTCGTCCACTAGAAAGGGTACGAGGAACCCGGAGTTGAATGTTGTTTTATGTGCGAAGCTTCTATCAAATGAGCTTCTTGGTATTTCCGCTTTCGGTACTTCCGAAAAGCGATGTCCTGATTTTGAAGATGAAGGTCTTGATGTATTTTTTGAATGATAAGGCATTTTATGATTCCTGAGTTATCTTCCTCCTTTCTTCTTACATAACAAGAACATAGCAATACGGTCAT